CCCATGTGACGAAGAAGTTCACCCCACTGCTGCATCTGCATCTGGTTTGTGCCGGCAATATTATCCATGCACTTAACCTGAAGTTCAGATACGGAGTCGATGATCAACGACTTAAATTGATGACGACCTAACTGCAACCACTGATACGCCTTGAGCACTGTGTCGTACTCAGTGACGTTTACAACGCAGGTGTCCCATGTGCCGTCGGCAACTGGTGGCTCCTCGCGTAGTGGGTCCCAATACCGAACGTTGATAGGTAGGAATCGATGCCCACCCTCAACGTCGAGCATGAGTCGCGGGTACGGTGCTGTGACCGCAAATGACGACTTACCGACTTTTGACTCGCCGTAGACCATGATGGTCAATGAGCGTTGTACTTGTCCCATTATTCATTTCCTTTCGCTTCATCTGTTTTGTAGTAACCATACGGGTCGGCGACCGCGTATATCTCGCTTATTGCATGTTCGGCGGCGCTACCGTCGTCGAACAGTGGGCAAATCGCAAAGAACTGACATTTCCACTTGCAATCTCTGCTTGGTCGTGGATAGGCGACTTCATAGTGATCTTGTCCTTCGTCAAGTGCGTTTCTCACTCTCAACATATCGCCAATGGTGCCTTTAAGGCGTGACGCAAACACGCGAAGTGCAAATTGGTTGTGACGGACTTCCATCTGCTCATAGAACGGAGGTTTTGCGTTTGCAGTGCGCTTAACCTTCTTGAGCATCGTAAAGATGCCGCCTTCACTTCGCTCCCCTGCATTCTTACCAAGTTCTGTATTCTGGTGGTCTTCAAGAAGCATGTACGTAAGGATCTGTTCGTTCATGTGTGCAAGACTTGCAAACTCTGCAAACGAACCACCAACTGTCTTAAAGTCGCGGAACATACGCACACCGTCACCCTTACGGCGAACACGCATGTCAAGTTTGCCTTGCAGTTCTACCTCACCGTCGAACATCGGCATTGAGATGATCTCTTCAGTTGAGATCATTTCAAGCTCTGCATCAATGCCGTTTTCATCTACCCACTGCAGATAACCTTCGAGCATGATACGACCGAGCTCGGCTTCGCTGTCGAGATCCATTGTGTCGCGGTATGTGTCAATTAGCAGTTGCTTGTCTTTCTTGACAAGTTCCGCGTGTGCCTCAAGCAGTGGAACACCTTGGCCGTAGTACGCATCAAGCGCGCCGTGGATACGTGTACCAAGCGCAAGCGCGCCTGTCATGTTCTGTGATTTTGGTTGAAGTCGACGATAGTAGTTCAACCACCACTTACGACGACAGTCTTTGAATGTTTGGATCTCCGAGTTTGAGATCTTGATTGGTCGCGGTGTAATCGCTACCGGAACTGACATGTCCACTATGAACCTGCTTTCTCTGTCTTGAGCATGGCAAGCAATTGATCCTTATCGCGAACGATCTGTTCAAAGTTGTCTGCTTTTGTGTCGAGTACGTCGATGACGCGCTCCTCTATTGTTCCCTCAGTGACATAGTCCATGATCACGATTGAGTCATGGATTTCGCTGCCGATGCGGTGAACGCGATCCATCGCCTGCTTGTGATCCACAAGAGACCACGGACGTTGGAGCATTACCAATCTGCGCGCGGCTGTGAGCGTGATTCCAACGCCACCTGCCTGTGCGGTAAACAAGACCCACTTGATCTTGCCTGACTGGAAATCATCTACCGCCTTCTGACGTTCGTCTTCGTCTTGGGCGCCGGTAATAAGACCGTGCGGGATCTTTGCCTTTGTCATTTCTTTGCTGAGCAACTCAATTAGCTGACGCGACACCGCGCAGACAGCGACTGAATCATCTCCAAAGTCACCGCTCGCAATATCGTCCATAAGCGCGTCAACCTTGCATGATGGACCGACAAGACGCACTTGGCTTTCGCCCGTAATCTCATCAACCTGCATCTCTGCAAACGAACTCGCAAACTGTAGTAGGCGTGTTGTCTGCGTGAGTGGACTTGGCGCAGTTACCGCAGATCCACCTTCAAGTTCTGCGATCATAAGATCACGCATCTGGTCATACGCTTTCTTCTGTTTTGATGACATCTCAATGTCGCGGCGTTCCTTGAGTACAGGCGGAAGCCACGGAAGCACGCGTGCCTTAAGCATTCTGCGCATACGAGGATTTATCGCGGCATAGAATTCTTCGTTCATGTGAGGCTTTACGCCGATCACAATCATTCCGCCAAACGCGTTGAGCATTGTGTCAACCATGCGATCGATCCAGCGTGTCTTACTTGGCCACTCACTTGGTGACAACCAGTGAAGGATTGGCCAGAGGTCAAGAACGTTGTTTGCGATCGGTGTTCCAGTGAGCGCAAAGCGAACGTCTGCATCGCCTGTTGCCGCCCATAGTGCACGCGTCTGCTTTGACTTTGGATCTTTAGAGCGGTGAATCTCGTCAGCAACAACAACCTTGAAGTCGATACCGTTGAGTTCACGCTTGTGGATCTCACAACGATTTTCACTTACTTTTTCGTCGTGGCCACCGCAATCAGTGCAACGTGCTAGTGCAACAGAGCCATAAGGCGCCAGTCGCGAGTGTGAGCGCAATGACTCCCAGTTGATTACGTATACATCAGCCTCTGTATCGAATTGCTTGCGGCGTTGACCTGCTGAACCTTTGATGACCTGGACGCGAACGCCAGGCCACCACATCTTAAACTCACGTTCCCAGTTTTTCTTGAGCGTGTTAGGGCAAACAACCAAGGCAGGAAATACTTCTTCAGTCTCTGACAGTTTCTTAATTGCACGAATTGTCTGTGCTGTCTTACCAAGACCTGGTTCATCGGCGAGCAACGCGCGACGTGCAGTTGACAAGAACGCAACGCCGGCGCGCTGATGAGGAAACAGATCTTCATCGCCTTCAAAGGTGTCAAGATCACGTAGGGCGTTCGCCGGCGAGATTCTCGTTGCGAGTTCATTTGCGGCCCACGCCGACAGTTTTGGTCCAATTACAAGATCTGACCTAAATACCGATCGAAGTGCGAGGCACGATGACCAGCCCAGTGGCACGCGCCACGCTTGATCCGATGCTGACCATGTCGCACCTGGGATACTCTTGCATAATTCCTTAAAACGCCACTCTGTTTCAATACGGATGTGTTCTCCCGTACTGTTAAGATCTACATTTACTGGCACGTATCAAATTCCTTTTGTCGTTGCGTAGGTGTCACTATACCATATACTAAGTCAAAATTGCATTAGTTTTGGATAATTCTTTCTTAGTATTTTTATTGGAGCAGTCTTCGGGGTGTCCAGCCCTTTTTAGCAAGATAAAGCAGCCCGTGGCGGATTGCATCAAGGGCGTGACCTTCCCCGCCTTTATGCCAGTAGTCAAGCTTCTTGAGCGCCTCGTTTGGGAACATTCTCTTGGCGTCTACAGGACTTTGAAGCACAATCGACTCTGGACTTGCGCAGGTGGATTCACGCGCAAGATGCTTGAGAACGCCGATCTGCTCGAGTGAGTACGGTGCCTGCGAGTTCTTTGCGGTCTGCGCCGTGATAGTAAATCGCTCACAGGCGATCTCGAGATCTACCCGAGCATCAAGTGCCATGTCAAGTCCACGACGAACCGCGGTTGCAAACTCGTCTGCTTGGTATTCACCCGACCAAAGAAGCTCTGGCTCGCCATCTGAAAATGAAAATAGACAGATACCGCTGGCTTTACCAGGATCTACTGCAAGGATCAATCTCATAGGTACTTATCTCCCCAACACTCAAGCGGACCGTCAACGTCTGCTGTTAATGGAACTGCCCAACCTTCACGCGTTGTCATGCACTCGCGAACAAGTTTCTTGATCTCTTCGGCGTCCTTACGCGGAGCATTGAGCACAATTTCGTCGTGCACCGGAACGATAAGAAGTTCCGTGAGATCTGCTTGATCGAGTTTTACAAGGTTGCTCTTGAATACCTCGGCCGCGCCGCCTTGAATCAGATAGTTGACAAGTGTATACACACGGCCATCGTCACATGGAAGACGTCGTCCGGTCCAGGTGTATACATATCCCTGTCCCTCGGACTTAAATCTACGCATGCCAACGTCTTCAATCTGACGTTGGAAGTGACTCATTCCTGGGAATCGCGAGTCAAACGCGTCAGACACTGACTTCATCTGTCCCTCAAGCACGCCGGCGGTGATCGCCTGCTTTGCAACACCTGCGCCGTATAGGCGACCGTAGACCATGCTCTTGATGAGGTTACGACGTTTATCAGACTTCTTCATCGTTGGATCTTCGTACACCTCGCGACCAATCTCCGTAAACGGATCTGATCCTGTAGCGTCAGCAAGATGAAACAGGTTTACAAGGTTTTGATCTTGTGAGAGACTTGCAAACATGCGGAACTCAACCTGATCGAGGTCCGAGGTGATGATTACATGGTCCTCGTCTTTTGGAATAAACGCGCGACGAACGACGTCATCGCCTTTTGGCAACGTTTGAAGTGCTGGGCTTGTAATCGACATGCGACTAGTACGAGCACCGAGAGTACGGACAGACGGATGAACCACGCCGTCAATAGACTCAGTAAGGAAGTTCGAGAAGTATGTGTTGGCAAGTTTGTCGGCCTTTCGTTGTTTAAGTACTGTGTCAGCGAGGTTCTTTACCTCGTCATTTCCGTCACGGAGAAGAATCTTTAGCTGATCCTTTGTGCAGGACTTCTGTCCTGTCGGCGTATACTCCGTGATCTCTGCGCCGAGACTTTCAAATAAACGTACAAGTTGAACGTTACTTGTGATTGACGTTCCGCTATAGGTTTGCTTTGCCCACGCCTTAACCTTCTCGGTATACGCAGTGAGTTCGTCAAACTTTTGCTTAGAGTAGTCGAGGTTTACACGTGCTCCATTCAACTCCATGCGCGTCACAATTTTGCGCGTCGCCATCTCGAGTTCATACGCTTTTTGGTACGGACCATCAGGACCGCACTGCTTGTAGAACAACTCCCAGAGACGGGTTGTTAGCACACAGTCAAGCGCACCGTATGACCAATATGGTTGAAAGTTTGTTGGCACAGTTCCCCATGTCCAACCGTTCTTTGCAAGCTCAACGTCGAGTGTTTCCTGTAACGCAACCGCACGACTGTCAACATGCAATGCTGCAAGACGTTTTAGCGCGCCTGATCCTAGTGGATCGATGACGTGCGCCATAATCATTGTGTCATGCGCGCGGTGCCAAGGCATCTCCCAACGTGACTTGACAGCGAACCAACGAGCCTCAAACGCGATGTTGTGGCAGATGATCGGGCCGTCAAACTTATCCATCGCTTCATAGAATACGCCGCCCCACTCGTTCCACGGAATTGACCAACCCTGTTCACCGTCGCCAACCTGCACAAGACGAAGTTGACCGTGCCACGGAGAGAACGCATGTTCACGCGGATTACCTGGAAGTTCTCCTGTTTCAGTGTCAATTGAGATCGCGTCATACGGACGACGTTGACCTAGCCAATGAATGAAATCGTTGGCCTTCTGTGCTGAGTCAACGAGATGTAACTGAACATCTGAAAGATTATTGGTTGTCATAGATATGTCGTTCCTTGAGGCGTGTCTCTGTCGATTGTTGTTACGAGTATTCCGCAGTTCCTGAGATATGTAACTGATGTCTCAGGATTGCGATGCGCGTCCACTCCGCCTATTCTACATACAACTCGCTTGATTCCTGAGTTTGATATGAGCTTTGCACATTGCATACACGGAGGGCTGCTAATGTAGATAGTTCCACCCTCGCTCAACGAGCGATCTACATACAAAAGTGCGTTTGCCTCGGCGTGGATCGCAGGGCAGGCATCATACATATTGTCAAGTGGTGCAACGCCTTTTGCGCGATCGCACCAGTTGATGCACTCACCAGACTCTGGCCAACTTGCGGCAGGTCCATTGTAGCCTGTTGCGACGATGTGCTGATCGTGCGAAACAATTGCAGCACCCATCTGTGCACGGGTACAGCGTGATCGTTTTGCTACGGCGTCAACGACCGCAAGCCAGGTATCGTCCCAAGACGGACGATTGTCACTTGCCATTCTGTTCCCTGTGGTTATTTGCCTCGTTGATTGTTCCGGCCATGATCCGAGCAAGTAGCTCAATCGCGTCGCGTCGTGAGAACCCAGCTGCCTTGAGCGTGATAAACAACTCATGCATGCTGATGGCCGCGTCTTTCATCGGTGAGTTGTACTCGTCTTTTGCCACTTTATTGTTCTTTCTTCTTGTTGTTCTCGATCGCCTTTGCCATAACGTCTGTGTACCAACGTTCGGCAGGAGTTAGACGATCGCGAAGTTCTGTCTGATACACAGCCTTGAGTGCGATCAGCGCAGACGATTCAACCTCGCGCCACGTACGACCTGTGATCTCTGGGTTCGCCTCGACCTTGTCTGTATACTTGAGTCCTTCCGCGGCTTCGTAGTGATCTGCGTAGATATGCAATGATCCAACGTGATGTGAATATGTACCCGGTTCGATCTGCAAAATAGAACAGATCGCAAGCTGCGCACGTGAGAACTGAAAGAAATCGTAAGCTGCGCCAAGCCACACATCGTTTGATCGCATGTACACACTCATGTTGAGCTTGTTCTTGCGGATACGGAACTGGTGTAGCACTGTGCACGGATAGTCACGCTTGTTTTCTTGTGTATCGAGCTGTGGACTCCACATTGTGATTACGCCCTGACGGGTATCTGGGTCGCGCTTGAGACGCTCGATGATGATCTCATATTGACCTTTTGTCCGCGTACCGTATGAGCCGTGGAACATTCCGTCATCTTCGATGTAGTTCTTAAACTGTGGGCCGATGTCAATTACGAGTTCAGGAATACTTACGCCTGAGAGCAACTGCAGCGCCTCAACAGCACCGATACCTGAGACGGGGTTACGGTTCACATTGAGTGGAAGTGCCGCACGAATATCGTGGATATGAATTGTCGCGTCTTCAATCTCACGCGTCTTCATTCCACGAGGTGCAACCTCTTCGCCATGCTTAAGAACATGCTGGACAAGATCAACATAGCCGTTTACGCCGTCTTGAATCTCAATTGTCTTTATGGAAGTATCCACGGGTCTCCTTCTGTAGTTTCTTTATTTGCAAATCTTTCAAGTGCAAGTCCGTACTCTACCCGGTCATGGTGATGAAACCGGCGAACATACTGCGGGTGAGGTGCAACGACAATGTCTGCAGAACTTACTCCAGAGCGGAGTAGACGCTTCTCGGCCATTCGACCAAGCGCGACAATCTGCGGCTGCCCCAGTGCCATCCACAGTTCAATGAATCTCATGTTCTTGACGTCATCAGAGTTTACAACTCCTACCTCACGCCAGAGTGTCTCGGGTAGCGCCGATAATAGGTAGTCGCCAGAGTTTCCGTTATACGGCATGAACGGAAGTATTGTGCCGTCTTTGTTGATGCGATCATCGCCAACGAGGAGAGCCTTTGGCTTTACAGCTCCGATGTACTCTGGAAACTCGCGGAGAAACTCAGCGGCATATACCCGCTTTGTCGCGATCTCGATGAGCGCGGCTGCAAGATTCGGTATCTCGTCCATGCTGTCCGGCTGCGGCGTAATTGTTCCGGCAAGACCGTGGGTAGATTTAGCAGCTGTCGCGTATAGCCCAATGATTGTTTCCAGATCTTGTTCAGTTACATAGTCATCGCCACGCCCTCTCAGACGCATCTGGATGACATCTAAGGGCTGGTAAAGCCAGAATTGGGATACTCCACGGGACGCCAAAACCATCTCAACCCAACGCCACCCAGGGATACCAAGCAGTCCGTAGTTATCGTTTATACAGGTGTGAGGACGCTTGAGCGGTGCATATGTCGCCTCGCCCCAGTGCCAGCGATCCGCCACCCAGTATTCATTTAAGAAGTCAGTATTTTCAATGCTGGCGCCGTACTCGTTTAGCACCCAAAGGCGAGATTCTTCTTGGGGACGACCTTGATGAATTGTGCGCACAGGTCCGCGTTCTTCGAGCTGTCGCGCAATCTCTGCGCATAGAGAACTTTTTCCAGAGGCGTCTGTGCCTTCTACTGCGATAAACATGTCTGTCGTCCTTTGGTCATTGTGGGTACTACTATAACAATAAGTCGCCTTTGATTTAGGGAATCATTTCTATTTTATAGATCGACTCAATTCCTTTATCTACCTGTGCAGATTCTTCAAGAAGTCTTTGCGCAACATTTGTTAGGTAGCGTGCGCCAGCATTGTCATACTTATACAGCGCCTCGAGCACAGCACCTGGATCTTCACTTACCTGCGCCCAGTAGCGATCTTTCTCTGGAAAGATAAGTCCAGCCTCGAGCCGTGGACCGCAGTCAGGGCAGGGCACAGCGTCTTGCTTGATCTCACTTGCTGGAATTTCTTGAAGACCGTATCGCTTAACTAGATGGCAGGCCGCGCCGTGAAAAGTAACGGATACGCCAACTCGAGAAAGTATGTACGCTCCGTTTTCTGTTCTATATAGCTCGAATTCGATCCAGCGCGTAGAACCGCTCTTCCATGAAGACGATTTGCCTAGTAACTTTCCGTTAAACTGAAGCGTGCGTGAGCCATCTTTTACTTGAATCATTGGTCTATTTTCCATCTCTGTGTGCTTGTGTCAATAATATCAACAACTAAAAATAATGATGTTACTTCTTCATCTGTGCAATTTGGTCTTGAAGTGTGCGGACTGTCGCCTTAAGAATAGCGTTATCTCTGGCGTAGTTTGCCACCTGAATACTTAGCTCGTTTATGATCAACATCGGGCTGAGATCAGAAGGTATATCTTGTGCTGTTATTGGTGCAGGATTGCTCATTTATATTCCGTTCGACGTTGACTCGATGTAGTTATACCAGCGAACAGCCGCGTATCGTGTGCCAGTGACAACGGGGTCTACGCGGTGCATGTTCTGAAATCCTGAACTAAACAAGACTATTTTTCCAGCCTCTCGCTTGATTGGTAGGTTGAAGTGTTGAAAATGCAGATCTCCACCGGTGTAGTCATCGTTGAGAAGCGCAGATACTGATAAGACGCGCTGGAACTCAAAGCAATCATCAACGTGGTTATGAAATGATCCGCCACGCTCGTACCTGGTGATCTGCCAGTTATATGACTTAAGTCGAGGCACGTTGTACATTGCCCTAAAGTCTTCGACCATCGGCGCGATACCGGCCTCGAGACTTTCATACAGTCTTCGGATTGGATCGTGCGGATGGCAGCTTAGCTGCGTCTCATTGATGAACTTTACGTAGCAAGTTCGTGCATTATAGTTTACAGCAGCCTCACGCTTGTCATCGAGTACCTGTGCAGGCTCCCACTGACGAAAACATGAGTTTTGCGCAAGACCTCGAAGAAGATTGGCAGCTTCCTTTGTTGTCCTGTACGCGACAATTCCAGGTGCAAGAACCTCGCGGTCAACAATGGGTATATCAACAAGCTCAACCGGATCATCAACATAGTCACCAAGGATCTGGTCATAGAGAGACAAGACACCTGAGTACTCGTGACAACTGCATGTTGGCTGTTTTACTGGAGGATCTGGTAGAGGTATGTACCTGTTGCGATTGAAAAATCTAATGTCGCCGTCACTTCCATACCTTCCAATACTCTTTGGGCTTTTCTGAATCCAATGATCTGGACGGGTAAAGTGCAAGAAAAGAACAGTTGTAAACCGCTCTTTACTCAATGTCGGGAACGGTGGTCGCGCGTGAATATGTTGTTGACCAGCAAATATAATAGCCTCGTTGTCGTGCTGCTCATATTCATTGCCTTCTACAATTAAGTTCCAGTTGGCTGTGTTCTCAATCGTGATGTCAATTGTTGTCTGTGTACCGTTCTGGTCAGTATGTGGCCATAGGTGCGGGACGCACCCGTCAACTGACTGATATCTTGTTGCAAAGAAGTAGGCCTTCTTTAGCGAGTCATCATTGAACAACTCCCTGGCGCGTTTGATCATGTATTCTTCAATATCCTGCGAAAATGACACAGGCGATTCCCAGCGGCCGATCATTGTGTGATACTGAAGTGGACCGCCCGGGCCCATCTTTAGGTTGTTTACAGTTTCTTTTACGCGAGCAAACATCTCGTCTGAAAAGAAAGACTTGATTACAACAGGCTCACTTATTAGTGGATCTGGAAGATCAAACTGAATTTGTCCGTTGCGCATGTTACCACTTGCCAAGTGGACATTTTGCTCCAAGAAGTTTGGTCTTCATGTTCATAAAACATCCGCATTCTCGGCATTGTTTTGTGAGTGTAATTAGACGGTCACATTGGACGCAGATATCCATACGAGAGTTAGAAAGGTCTTCATTTGCGCGTGGAACATGCGGATTAAAGAAATCAAGCGGAGTTACATTGTCTCCGTATTTCTCCTTAAATTGCTCCCACCGTGACTTTGGCTTCATCAGACAACCCGTCCCATTCCGTCAATTCGACGTTCAACGCCGTTGATCGTCTGCATGATGTAAAAGCCTTCATCGTCGTGCTTCCAGCCTGTCGCAACCTGCCTACTTCGCTCGCGAGTTATACGAATCGCCTTAGCCTCACTAAGAAGTACAGCCGTAAACAGCTCGTTGAGAATAAGTTCAGTTATGCCATTCTCGTCTTCAACGCCGTACTCATCAGTGGCGCGAACGATCTCAACCTCGTTTCCGTCGATTACCTCAGTAAACGAAGAGTATGTTGGATTTGTGAGAAAGAACGCACCCGCTGAAGGAGAGAATGCGTCTGCGTAGACGACGTCTCCGTCAATGACAAACGCAATAGCGATGCCAGTCTGCTGCCCGTCGCGCTCAAGTGAATATATAACGTCTTGTGTAGTTAGTCTCATGATGCTTAATTTATCATCTAATCAAGTAAAAAAGCGAACTCACTTAAATGTTGGCGGTGCTGTTACCGGCGGTGTCACTGGAGGAACTACCGGAGGAACTACCGGAGGAACTACCGGAGGAACTACAGGAGGAACTACAGGAGCGACAACAGGAGCAGGTGATGTGCACGTAGCGCCAGACGCCAGCGGACTTACACACTCGCCGACATATGTACAGCTGTTGAATCCGATGTCACCAGGGTTGCAATACTTGTTGCTTGGGGCGACCGGTGCTGTCACAGGCGCTGTTACTGGCGCAGTTACTGGCGCAGTTACTGGCGCAGTTACCGGAGGATAGGTCATTGTTGAGCAGCCTGCGCCAGTTCCGTATCCGCAGTCGCCGTTGTTGTAGCAGCCTTCAAGGTTGGAGATGACGTTGGCAGGTGAGCAGATGTTAAACGGTTCTGGGGTAACCGGAGCTGTAACAGGCGCTGTTACCGGTGCTGTTACCGGTGCTGTCACAGGTGAAGCTGGTGTACACGAGGCACCGCTCGCGCCTACTTTACATTCACCAACATCATAGCATTCGTAAAATCCAATATCTCCTGGGTTGCATAAGTTATACGTAACAACTACAGGTGACACCGGAGGTGTGACAGGTGACACTGGAGAAGATCCGCAGAGAGTGAGACAGTACTGCGTTGTTGTTCCCGCTTGATCTGTAATGTTGCAGTACAGCGTTGTGCCGTCATACGAGAGTGCGTATGTATTTGTATCGTTCTGCGCATCAAACCTGATACCGCCAGGAACAAGTTCTGTTTGATTTCCAGCCGCGTTATATGCAATCAGTCCGTCATATGTCAAGACAGAGACGTTTCCAGGATAGACACCGCCTGTAGGACCAACAATCAACGCGCCAGCAACCGCTGATGTGTACGCGGCATCTCCAAGGTTGCCGATATACATATAACCAAGAAAACTTCCACCTGTGAACAAAGTGTCACCGACAATTGTCCAGCCGGCGATTGAACTTCCTGTACCGCCAAAACCTTGACCAATCTGGATATCGATACCGGTGAGAGTTCCTACAGTGATGTTTCCAGCGTCAAGATTGGACACAGTGATGATGCTTGCATCAATACTTCCAGCGGTAATCTTGTTGGCGCTGACGCTCGCAATTGCGTGATCACCAAGTTCATTTGGCTGCCAGCCGGTGCCGGTCCAACGATAAATTCTATTGTCATCGTCGGTGTCAAACCAAAGATCTCCAACCGCCGTGGCTGTTGGCGACTCTGGTTGATGAAACGCCTTGTTTTTTCCATTGGCTGTAGTTACAGCATTTGAGATGTCTGTTGATACGTCGTTCCCAAGTTTTGGACCAGTGACAGCGCCGTCTGCTAGTTCAATGGGCGTTACTGCGCCTTTTTCAATTGCCCGTGAGGGTACAGACCGTGTCTGAATCTGCGTAGGTACAGATCTTTTTTGAAGAAGTCGAAGACGACTGTCCATCGATGTGACAAGTTTTCCGACTGTCCGTAAACTTCTACGACGTATGCTAGCCACGAGTGTCAACCTGCCATTCAGAGATAAGGTTCAATGTTACAACCTCTGGAAACGTTGGTGTGTTCTCTACCCTAACTGAGTATGAGTCAATCTTTCGTACAATCACGGTATCACGAGGTTCAAGATCGCTTGCTAGTCTTGCGCGGATAAACTCGTCGTCTATATTTAGCGCGCACCAGTCTCCAGGTACGTACTCACCTACCTTTGGAGAAAGTGATCCGTTTACCGTTACCTGGATATCTGCAAGTGGAGGTCTAAACTCCGTGAGATATCTCTCCGCGTAGCCCTGTAACGCTTCTTCACTCGACGTGTCAACATACAGTTGGTCCTGTGTAAGCGACACGCTAACCTGGTCAGCTGATTCTTCAGCGTCAAGTAGCGGCCATCCGGCGGCAAGAAGCTCTGTTGAACTTGCAACGGAGTACGGCTGACTTGCGTCTTGGCCGAGGTCTCCAGTGCTACCAACAATAAAGAAACGAGTCGCCGCGTTCTCTGACGACTCATCGATCTTTACTTCTTGGATACTTCCAGGATAGTCAAACACAAGTCTGTCAGCGCCAAAACGACTGATCGGGGAAACCTCACCAGGCAACGGCGGATCTGGAAAATCAATTGGAATCATGACAAACTGACGCGTAAACGAATTGGTCAAGGCGTCGTATTCACAGTCAATGCGGTACTCAAAGCCGTCAATGCTGTCTGAGTATTTATCGAGTTCTTCTCCAACTGATAGCAGCTGAAATCCTCGATATGTTTTATTTTTAAGGTTCTTTCCGCTGTATCCCAGATCTGAGTACGTCATGCCAATGTCAGAGTTGGCTGGAAACGGACCGTATGTTTTTACACTGATCGCCGGCGTAACAGTCGCCGTTCCTCCGACAACAGGCACAGGTAACACATCGGTGACGTAGGCTGTAACAAATGTAAATGTCGTGGGCGTAACAGCATCAATTGTGTGTGTTCCGTTAAACACCTCGTATGTCAATGTCGTATCGTCAACACCCGCCACCACGACAGTGTCATTGTCGCTAAACAGGTGCGGCGTTGACGTCGTAAGCATGGCCTGATAACTGCTAAGTTGCTTGTAGGTCACTGTCTGTGTATTTGCTGTAATTGGCGTTGTGCCTACGTTTGCCGCAATAATGTCAAACGTAACTGTAAAAGCATCAGGAATACTTGTTGCCTCGTATAGACCGTTAAGAGTATGACCGGCATTTACGATCTCAAATTGCTGACCAAGAATCAGACCATGCTCTGTTGACGTGACCACAGTCCCTACGTTACTTGTAACCGAGTAGCTTACCATTGGGGCGTTATTTGATACACCAGGCTCAATTTCATAGTTTGGAAAGTCAATGTTTGTATAGTCAACAAACATTGTGTCAAGCAACTGACGTATAAAATCGTATGTATCAACACGAACATATACAGAGCAATTAATGTACGTGCCGTCGGGCAGAGACGGCAGTGAGATCGTACAAGTGTTTAGGGTAGGCGCGGTTGCAACCGTGTAGTAGCCGTTATAGATAAAGTCACCGACTTCATAAAATATGACCTGTACAGTTGAACCTATAGGAAACTCATAGTCAGAGATGTCAAGTGAGATCGTCGTTGTGCCTGCGGCCTTTGTTATCGTCGCCGCAAAGTCATGGGTATAGGTTTTCCAGATATTGCGATGATACAAATAGCTAGTAAACTCTGCGCCCTGCACAGTCATTGTTCGTGACTCTACCGAGTACGAGCGTGACCAGATGATGCCTCCCCATACGCACTGACCGTCACGGACAATGTACAGACCTGTCTTACCTGGCATTGTGGTCTCATACAGGTTAAATGGTACAGTATCTGGGATATACGGAATAGTCCCAGAAAACTTACCTGCACCTTTGATTGCGCGTTCGTACGTGACATTTGTAAACGGGATCTCAGCAATTACTGTGTTTGTCAACAGGTCAGTTGCAAAGTACCTGTATATTGATGAGTATTCTGTTATCGTTGACATGTCATCGTCCCTAGGCTACTAAACTAACCTATCCAGCCGGAGCGATAGTACACATCTAAAGTTGCAACACCCGTCGCGTCACCGTCGTCTGTGAAAGTGATCTCGTTGTCGCCAGGCTCAAGTCGGATCCAGTCAAGAAGAACCTCAAGCATTGAACGCGTGCCGGCGGTGATTCCGTTAAACGTTACCGAGTGATCATGCGTATCAATCTCAAGAACGTCAACGTCAATTGACGCGGTGCCGGACACACCCGCACTGGCGACGTTTGCGGCGATCTTTTCATACGTAAACGACGACGTAGTAGGCGTGCCTGTGATTACGTGTACACCGTTATATGTGGCGTTGACGCCGGCAACCGTGACAATGTCGTCTATGATGAGGTTGTGTACCGCACTGGTTGTAAGTGTGGCAACATTACTTGTAAGCTGTGCGTTGGTGACACTGTGCGTTGTGGCGGCACGGAGTTGCTGGATGATCGTGATGAACTCATCATTTGCCGCGTTATAGATCGTTCCGGTGCCTGTCAGAGGGCCTGTGACGGTAAGCACCGCCGGTACCTTGATGTTTCCACCGTTGTTGATGACACGCGAACCTGTCTCTGCGACCGCGGTATTTGCTGACGGAATGTTCACAATCGTGTATCCGTCGGGATCGGCAGCGTTCCACTCGTACTTGATCGGGTCAGCCGCACGGAGACCGATCGTAAAGTCAATTCTTCCGCGCGCGTTTACCGATGTAATTGAAGGTCGACCGCTTAGACGAACCTTTGCAGCGCGGGTAGGTTCTTCATCGACCTTAAGCCAGCCATTACTGTAGACAAGACTTGTTGCCGCAATGAGAGTGTTTCGCGCCGCCGGCGCAAGACTTGGATCTGGTGTAAGTATTGAACCGGTGAGTGTGATCTGACGCGCCAGCCAGCGGCCACGTACGTCATACGAGCCGTCACCATAGCCGCGTTCGATGTCAGGGACAGCGGGATCTGGATGTACCCACCAGCCATCGATATCTGTACAGACCCAGATAACTCCGTTTTCATCAATTGCATTTAAGACAAGATCTCCAAGCTGAATATCGTTCTTCAGCTTCATACCGGTGATCCACGGACGTGGAAGCGGTGTTAGAGCCTTGTTTACCTTTGATGTTTCATAGCCTTGCGTTACCGCGTCGACATACGCACCTGCGCCGTATAGTCCAGATCCATATGTTACTTCGGCCATCGTAACTCCTTAACCAATGTTTCCAACGGTTGTTGCTGAGCCCATATCTACGTACATGAAGTTACTTCCAACAACCGATGTCACTGTTCCAGCAGAGCATGTGAACACCAAACCGAGTCGTGTGTTTGCCACCGGAATGACCGTTCCTGTGATCTTCATCGCCATTGTCGCCGTGTCCGCAATCGAGTACGAAGCGGCTGAGGTTGTTGTTGCGGCACCTGTGGCGTTCATGTGAATGATGTTGCCGTTTGTACCAGTTGTCAATGACGCGCCCTGTGTAATAAGCGTAATCAGTGCGGTAAGGTCAAGGTTTGTCGCGGCTGAGTTATTCATCGAGACAGTGACGGTTCCAGCCGTCGCCTTTGTAAACTTCAGGTCATACTCAAAACGATACAGACGTCCGGCAAGAAGTGCTGGACGAACTGTGGCCGTAAAGAAGTGACCGCCAGAGGCAACAGACGCGCCAGTCGCAAGCTTGCCGTATTGAGGCGCCATGATGACGCCACGGCCTGTGCCGTTTGTCGTGTTACCGGTGATAAACATGTTATTGCCGTCAAACTCAATTGCACCTTGAGTAGGAGATGTAAGGTTTGTTCCGCTTGTTAGAGTAAGTGCCGCGGCTGAGGTTGTTCCAGCAGAGATGATTGGCGCGGTGAGCGTCTTAGTTGTCAGTGTCTGCGAGTCAGTTGTACCGACGATTGTTCCAGTTGGTACCGCTTTTCCAAGAACCTGCGTTGCGCTAAGCACAGTGCTTCCCGCAATTTCGTATACTTTTCCAGTGGCAAGGTTCAAGTCTTCAGATGATGTCCATGCCGCTGTTGAGCTTACCCAGTTAAATGTCTTGTCAGTTGCACCTTTGAGTGTGATTCCTCCGCCATCTGCCGTTACGTCTGTGGGCGTAGTAACGGAGCCAAGCTCGATGTTCTTATCGTCAACGGTGAGAGTCGTGCTGTTTACTGTCGTGGTTGTGCCGTTAACAGTGAGGTTGCCTGTGATCGTCACGGCACCGCTGACAGCTAACGTTGTAAGAGTGCCAACTGACGTAAGACTCGAAGACACAACGTTTGATGAAAGTGTTGTCCCAACGATTCCGTTTGCCGCCGCCTTGATCGCCCACGTGTTTGAGCTCAAAAACGCAAAACGGTTGTCAATCGCGACAATCGCCGCGTTGAGGGTTGTACCCCAACCCGTGTCTCCGTTTGCCGGAATTTGTGTGCCGTCTATCAATGTTGCCATGTCTGTTTTCTCCTATTCGAGTTATGCCATTCCGCGACTTAGTTGTACTGCCAGTTGTCGCGAAATCAACGAGGCAAGTTCTCTCTCATCCATACCAGGTGATGGCTGAACGTTTATTGTAATACCTCCGCCGGCACCGCCAGCGAATGTCTTCATGATTGCGATATCGCGCTTTGAAAGACCGTCTTCGTTGAGTGGCTCGACGCGCTCTGGGCGACCCGCCTCGGCTATGCGTGCGAGAGTACCACCCGGCGACGGCATGACGACGCCTCCCTCAGCAAGTTCTGGAATGTCAGGAAGGCCAAGAGTAAATCCGCCAACAGTCACTCCAAATATCTTTGCAGAAGGAATCTTAAACTCTAGTTTGTTCCAAGCTCTAATGATGAAGTTGATTGCACTCTTAAATGTGCTAATAATCGCATCGCCGATCTTTCCAAAGATCGACTTTGCTCCATTGACTACTCCAACAATGAAGTCCCACGCCTTCATAAATGCTGTTTTAATTCCGCCCCAGACTTTGCCCCAAATTTCGCCGATGAATCCAAAGACTGGCTTAATTACATTGTTCCAGTAGAATTGAACTAGCGTAGATACATATCTCCAAACAGTAGAGAACACTGCCTGAATACCGTTCCATATGCCACTCCATACAGTGCCAATGAGTCCAAAGACTGGTTTAATTATGTTGTTCCACACAAAACTAACTGAAGTTGCAATAATGTTCCAGGCCGTCTCAAATGCAACCTTCATTGCTTCCCAGACGGCACCAACGACTACACCAAAAATCTCAAACACTGGCTTAATAACGTTTTCCCAGGCCCATTGAATTGAGTTGTAGATCAGTGGCCACACAAGGTCCCACCCGGCTTTAATGCCTTTCCAAATTCCAATTATGGCCAGTCCCATCAGTATAAATGGAAGCATGATCAAGCCAACGGCAATCTTAAAAGCAATCACAAGAGCAGGCCACACAGCGTCCCACGCGGACTTAATTCCACCCCAGACTGCGGCAAAGAATCCACCAATCTGTTCACCGACAAACTTGATGCCTTCCCAAAGAGCATAAAGTCCAGCTTTTATGCCATCCCACACAGCGTGAACAAAATCTCTAAACCACTCAAACTTCTTGTACATGACGACGACAATGGCGATGAGTGCGACTATTGCTACGATCCATATCGTTATCGGGTTTGCAGCCATTGCAGCGCCAAGACCTTTTAGCGCGCCGCCCATCGCAACAATGGCGCCTTTGGCTTTGCCCATTGCTGTCTGGAAATAAGCAATCATCTTGCTGTTTTGACCAAACAGTGTTTGGAACGTTTTAGTGTTTGTCAATCCACTTTTTAGTGCGGCAAAGAATCCAGCTCCTCCCGCTCTAGCATACTTAAATCCATCTGTAAAAAGACCTAAGCCTGTTTTACTTGCAAGAAGAGCTTTGTCAAATGATATCAATCCTCCCGTTGCATACTTAAAAGCTTTATTAGCTACTATGCCAAGCCGACTAAATCCTAGTCGCAGCCCGTGTACGGCCGCAAGTACACCGAATATCTTTCCAACAAGAGGGACACTAAAAAACGCAACAAGAGCGTCCATTGCTTTAGTAAGAACTAGAAAAAACATCTGTAAGCTACCGGACTCGAGGAAGACGGCAGTCATCTCTAAGAAGCTGCCTACAAATTCTGCAAACGCCGCTCCACCTTCAATGAGCGCTGGCATTCTATCGAGGATAGCATCTACACCTTCTCCGATCCGTGCAATTGAACCTTCAAGAGATCCATCTCCTCCAGCACGGAGGATTGCTGCAACGATTCTTCCAATGATACTAAGAATTTCTTGAAAGCTGCCAAAGGCTGTGTCAAAGTATTCTTTAAGTTTTCCACTTGCAAGATGCTTTGATGTAAAGTCTTCAAAGCGCTGGGTCAGATCGATCATCCAGTCAAGCATTGTTTGACCAGCACCGTCTTTTCCAGTTACGGCTCGACCCATGTTCATAAACGCGCCGATGATATTTCCAATTGCTTTACCAAATCCGGCGGCAATATCTCCGGCATGGTTGAACATGTCGGTCAATCCACTGATGTTTCCTTCAGCGTCTTTGGCCCAGCCGCCAGTAATTGTTGTGACAAAGTCAGTAAACCGCCTGGTCAACGGTCCTGCCGCAACAAGAAGCGATTGAATTAGCCGCGTGATACTGCCAAGTATTGTTCCGAATTGGCCAATAACATAGTTGTTGTTGTCCATGATAATGCCAAGGTCTTTGACTCCGGCAGGGGTTGTAACGAGCGCAGCAAAGTCTTTTGCAGACTTGCCTATCGCCGTGCCGGTTTCACGTAGCTTTGCCTTGAGCGTTGGGAACAACCTATCTACAAGTAACTGAATCGCCTCTTGAAGTGGAGGAAATAAAGTTTCACTAATTGCAAGTCTAAGTTCATCTAGCTTTGGTTTTAGACCCGCGATAAACTTTGCAAATTCTTTTTGGTACTCGTTTAGACCAGCAAAGGCGTCTTGCCCAGCGCCTCCGACACCTTTCATCGCGTCATCGACTTTTTTCGTCGCGATTGCTAAGTTGTCATAGGCCCGCGTGAGTTGATACGCCGCTTCTTTTTTAGCCTCTTCAGCGCCTAGCACTTCTTTAGAATTCAAGATCTGCTCTTGAGTGTTCCACGTATTGTTATTTGTCGCCTTATTTTGCTCTACAGTCAGGTCGTTGACACGGTCTTTTTGCTTACGTAGGTTAAGATCTGCCTGCGCAAAAGCAAGCTCAGCCTCCCGGCGAGCACGACTATTTGGAGCAAGATCTTGAACACGCGCAAGTGTTTCACGGGCTTTTTCAAGTTCGATTGCCGCACGTTTTTCGCCAATCACCGCGTCTTCAGTTGCAAAATTAAGATCTTCTATTCGATTTTTTGCAATGTCATACGCCTCATTTAAGTCTTCCTGTGCTCTAAAGACACCAGCTTTTGCTTTTTCAAGCGCGCGATTTGCGTCAGCCTCTGCCCTAAGAAGTTGCGGCATATTGTCGCTCGCGCCGCCTCCAGACGGTTTTGTTAGCTGTCCTATCGCTTTTCCTACACCGCCGAATGCGATCTTAAACGCAACCATGCCTTGCAGAAGAGAAGACATTATTCCGCCGAGAGCCATGAGTGACGGCCCTGCGGCCGCAGCCTCAAGACCTATGACTGCGATACCAGCTGCGGCAGAGCCAAGAACAGGAACAAGAACGCCTATCGCGCCTTGCAGATAGTAGCTTCTTTCAATTAGCTTGTTGATTTGCTTATATGTGTTAACAGCTTCGTTTTGGAATGATGTCATTCCACGCGAAGCACCAGAACTAAATCCACTGCCGAGAGAACTTCCAGCCCGATTACCGAGTGGGCCAAGACCGTTCATCGCCTGTTGCACTTGATTTTGGAAACCGGTGGTTATCGCGTTGACGACAATATATGCACTACCTACAACGGCCATACGTATTCACCTCCTTCCATCGCAGTGTCTACCGCTATTCTAAATCATTTTTAGCTACCTGAGTGGGGCGTCTAATGCCTTACCAAACGGTAGTATTGCGTCTTCATTTAGAACAGTTGGTGGAACATACGGCTTTGTAGAATTTGACCTCGCAAACGGATCAATAGGCACTGGTACACCGTCGTCGTCATCGTCTAGCGGAAGATCAACATTTTGATTTTTGTTCTGTGTGCTTGTTCCGTATCGGTACGTTGTTCCGTAGAGTTGACTATAGATTGTTTGTCTAAACTTGTCTTTTGCTTCGAGCATCTCACCCGACGAAACATTCAACGAATCTTCTTCAAACAAGAAGTGAAGAAAATCGACTGCGTCAGCAGCATCTAATTGTCGGATATCAACGCCAAGTGAGATTGCTTTACCGTTGACATACGGCCAGGTATCAACCGCCCAAACTAGGAAGCTGCTGGCGGCTGCGTAGGGCGGTCAGAGTACTGCTCCACCAACCAAGCAACAATGTTGCTCAACTGCTCAACGTCAACAATCTTGTCATCACTCTGCACTAGTTCGTCAAAACGAACGTAGCTTTCTTGCGTAAGAACAAGTGCAAAAAACTTGTTTATGATCGCGGCAGCCTCGGCCGGGTTTTCTTGCCCAGACGACTTTGCTACAAGATCTAGAAGAACTTTTCCTTGCATCTTGGGTTTGCACTCAAAGTCTTCACCGTACAACTTAAATGAGAGTGGTTCTGCTGGTTTATCTTGCTCGCCTGAACCAAAATCTTTGAATCTTGCCATATGTGTTTTCTCCGTTATTCGTCTGAAACTGCACCGTGCAATTTCTAATATGCTACCGTACCATGTATAAGAAGCGTGACAGGTATCTATTTGGTCGTGTACCTGGGTGCATCACCGCCCGGGTGTAGACAATTCTGCCTCGACTCGAGAATCTTAGATGCGTGTTGCTGCCGTCTGGAGTAATGAGGTGTGGCCGTGAACCTTCGTGATGAGCATATGCGTACCTAAGTGGAGATCCAATCGTCATGTCTTGCCCCATGCGATTTGGCTTTTGTGATATGCTGATTGACGCGGCGAGGGCTCCCGTGCGTTTACCTACGACGCCTCTGGCCGCCTGTTGGATCCGCAAACCTCGGCTAAACATGTGACGACCTACATCGCCTGTTGGATCTTGCAACAGGTGAAATAGAGGTGGTTTATACCAGGTGATTACAACTAACTGCATTACGGAATCGCCATCGTAAGTTGCATCGTTACAAGTTGAAATCCACCTTCTGGTGGTGGAATATCTACTGTTGCGATTGTGCCA